CGCATGAACATGTTGTTCCAGGTGACCTCGACGATGTTGTTCGCCGAGGTCGCGTCGTAGCCGTCGGCGATATAGACGCCGCCGTTGCCGAGGCGCTCGACCCTGAAGGGGAAGGTCGCGGTGGCTGCGGGGACGCCAAGCGCCCACTTGGAGAAGCCCGTGGTTGAGGCGGTGACGACGATGTCGGCGTTCAAGCCGATGCCGGCCAAGGTGATCGGCCCGGCGCTGGCCTGGACCTCGAACACCACCAATGGATCGTCGATGACGAAGATGTCGACCAGCGTGCCGGCCACGGCCCCTGAGCCTGGCCAGTAGTTCGTCCAGATGTTGTAGCCGAGCGCGGCCAAGGCGTAGTGGCAGCCGTCATAGACGCCACGGATGTTATATCCGACCGCGGCCGCGCCTACGGCGACCGTGCCGTCGGCCATCTGCTGCACGAGATCGCCGCGGTTGAGCGCGCCGGCAGTCGGCTGTCCCTTGCATTGGGTGAAGGTGGAAGACCACGCCGCACCATCCTGGCGGCGGATGGGTCGAAGTCCGAACGGGGCTACGGTGTTCGTCACGTGTATCTCGCCAAACGCTGGCGCTCCCTTCTTGCCCTCGCCTTACGAGGGGTTGGGGGGTGCCGGCCTTTGGCGAGCTTCGCCGCAGTCCGTGCTGGATCAGACTTGGTTTACCCGCCCGAGCTTCGAGCGCCCTGATCGGCTCAGGGGGGCCTAGTTCTCACTGTCGGGGATGCTGATCGCCTCGCGTGTCGTCCTGTCGGAATACACAATCCGCGGCGAGTTCCCCTCCGGCGTCAGATGAACCGTTTCGCGATTGACCCGCATCATCCGAGTCGCCTGGTCTATTTCATCTTTTCGCGCCTTCACTGTCAAGCGCATGGGCCGTTCCATCAAAATCATGTCTTTGACGATCACCGGCCCCTCTGTCCCCTCCGGGGCGAACCGGCCGGGGAACATGCTGTGCAGGATCGGCCGCCAGCCCTGCAGGAAGTAGTCACGTTGCTCCGAGTAATCAGGCTTGCCCAGCGTCTCGTAGCGCTTCCAATTGAAGTCGATTTCGTGTTCCCAATTGTTCTGCCGCAGGTCGCCGTTAGTGGGCGCGTACTGCTTCTTGATGTCGTCGATGTTGAAGGGATCGATGTTGGCGCCGCCCTCGCGCAGGCGCTCGCGGGTGCGATCGAGCACCAGGCGCGGCGTGTCGCGCTGTTGCGGACGCAACTCGCTCGCCTCCCGCGGGGCCTCCCGGAATCCTTCGCCATGATATGGCGAGGGTTGCGGTGTCCCGAAGTCGTCGTCCTGCGGGCCCGGCTGCAGACCCGGGATCGGTGCCGCCTGTGGATAAGTCTGCATGGATTTTCTCCTACGTAACCGGTGTGATGCGACCTTCCCGCAGCAGGCGCACGTAATTTTGCGCCCACTCCCTCGGCGTGACGCCTTGCTCCTCTGCCAGGCGCCGCATCTTCGGGGTCATGACGAAGGTTTCGGGCCCCAAGGCGCCGCCGCCGCCCGGCGGTGAACCGCGCTCGACCGGCGCCGCCATACTCGGCGCCCTTTGCCGCGATGGCGTCTCCCTGCCGTTTGTCACTGTCGCACCTCCTGTCGCACCTCCTGCCGCACCTCCTTGACCGATGATCCCCTCGATATAGTCGAAGTACCCCGGCGTATCGACCTGGTGGCCCTGATCGAGCGCGCTCTCGTGCGCGTCGATGGCCGCGCGTTTGAGCGAGCCGTCGTTGCGGATCAATTCCGGGTGCTTGCGCAGAAACTGTTTCGTGGGTTCGGTGCGACCGCTGATGGCGCGTTCTATCGGATCCGTCGGCACCTGCGGCTGCTGTGGCGACGCCGCAGGTCGTATGCTGCGCTGATGCTGCGCGGTCATGTTGGCCCGCTGCTGCGCCAGGGCGCCCTTGTCGCGTTCCAGCAACGCAAGGTCGCCGCCCAATCTGTGCATGCGCCTGTTGCAATCGGCCGCGGTCTTGAAATCGCCGTTCTCCATGGCGGCTTCTTGTTGCGCGGTGAGCGTCTCCAGTTGTTCGGTAGCGGCCCTGATCTGGGTTTCGTTATACAGTTCGTAGACCGTCATGCCGCGTCGCTCCGCCTCCTGGGCGAAAGCGATGGCTTGATCGCGCTCCTGCTGGGCGCGGCGATTTTCCTCGACGGCGCGCGATCTGGCGGTGCGTTCCGCCGCCAGCTGCGCTTCCAGGTCTCGCACTCCGGCTTGCGGCGCTTGCGGCGCGGCGGGGGCTACACTTCCAGATGGTCTTGGCGCTTTCGGACCCGGCACCGGCGGCGGCTTCGTGGTTTGCGCTGCTTGCGCTGCTCCTTGCTGAGGTGCCGCCGGCTCGTCGTCCGGCTCGTTGAGATCGACTATCAAGTCCTCTTCGCCGTCGTCGTTGATATCAGCCATGACACGTCTCGCGCTTAGTAAACCAGCCGCGGATCATCGACGCGCATCACGATTTGCGTGTCCTTGAGCCGCCGGCAGTGGATACGATCGACGGTGAATTGCCGTCCCTCAAGAATGTCGTATTGCACCCAGTCGCCGATTTCGACGTTCTGATCGTAGAACTTGACATGCTCGTCATCCCGGAACGCCATCGGCCCCTTGCCGATCACGAGGCCGACCTTGCCTTGCCAGAGCGCTTCGTCGTGGGATTTGTCGGCGCGGAAGAATTTCACGCCGGTTTCTCCCAGCGTGTCGTATTGCGGCATGTAGTATGTCGCCGTGATGATCCAGTTATGGAACACCTTAACGCTGGGCAACCAGACGGAGCATCTTGCCATCAGGAATAACTTGGGGTCCTGACGATACTCTTCCGCCTCTTCGTCGTTGCGCCAGGGCGGCATCGGCGCCTGGTGCATGGTGGCGAAGCTCGAAAGCGGAGTATTCGGACCTATCAGGCTCATCTTGCGTCCAATTCTAGTTGACCCGTCGTTCTTGCGCCGACGGCGGCGGCCGTTCTTCGTCGGCGTTCATTTCCTTGGCGATTTCCTGCATCATCCGCAACACGGTTTCGTAGGTGACGATCTGCGCGCGGATGCGAGTGAAGTCGTCCCAGGTCGCCGACGACAGCACCGACTGGTAGAGTCCGGGCACTTTGCCGTCGCCGCCCAGCACCGTGCGGATCTGGCGCTCCAGCCGCGTGGCAAACATGTTATCGTGTGGGTCGAGCATCGCGGTCGTCCTCCACGGCTGCTCACATATTCTGGTCACAAATTCTAGAGTTCGGTCTTATCGGGCACTTTGGCAGCGCTTTTCTCCTTTCGCAACCGTCCCAGCCCGGAGCCGGAGCCGTAAGGCGCCTGCGGCGAGCCATGCGAAGAACCGATACCACCGCCGCGTGCACGAAAACCCACGCCCCAGCTTTTGTAGTTCTCGCCGGCCAAGCGGGTTGGTGCGGCCTGCTGGATGGAATCGCCGGCATTGCCGCCAGTTGCGCCGCCGCGTTTGCGCTTACCGACACCCCAACTCTTGTATTTCTCGCCGGCGAGCACGCTGGCGTGGCCCTTCGGCACCGACTTCTTGGGCACGGAGCCCTCGATTTTCTGGTCGGGGGGAACCGCCCTGAGCACGCTGTGGCCGCCCTCGATGGAGGGGGCAATGCCGCCCCGCTTGCGCTTTTTCTCCTCCTTTTTAGTCTCCTTGGCCTCTTCCTCTTTATACATGCGCTTGAATAGTCTCTTATCTTCGGCTTCGTCGCTATGAACTTTGCTACCGCCGCGTTTGTATCCGGTAGTCGTGCCGGGTGCCGGGCGTGCGCGCATCGAGGTCAGCATCGGCGGCATCGGCACGGTGAGCGGCTGCGCCGGGCGTGCCGGGCGGCCAGAGAGCGTTGGCGGTCCCGGTTGTGCCGGCGTCGGCGCGCGGCCGGGCATCGGCATACCGAGCAAGCCGGGCTGCTGCTGCGGCGCGGCACCGGCGCCGGCCATCGGGCCGCCGAATTGGCGCTTCTTGACATGGCTCTTTTTGCTTTTCGCAACATGGCCGCCGCGCCGCCTTCCCGGCGGTGCCGCTTCCTCGGTTTCGTCCTCGTCAGACTTGTTGAGCGTGGAGACGTCGCCGCCGTTGGCGTAGGCGTTACCGCCCTTCTTACGTGAGGAGACCGCGCTTTTGACTTCCGTTGTCGGCGAATGCGGATAGCCGGCGTATGCTTTACCCGGTGCTTTGCCGACGAAGCCCCCAGTTTTCATTCCTGGAGGCATGCCAGGCGGCGCCACACCTGCACCGGCTATCGGCGGACCTCCCGCAACAATGGGCGGACGCGCCGCAATCGGGGCACCCATGGGGGGCCTCACTCCTAGAGGGGCGCCGGCACCGACAGGACCAACCGGCGGCGCACCGAGCGGCCGGTTGAGGCCACCGAGCGGCACGCCCGGGCCAGCGACATGTCGGTGCACATGCTGCACGACGGCCGGCATGCCGGCGCCGCCGGGACGGCCGGCGCCGATACCGGCACGGCCGCCGGGCGCCGAGATCACGATGTTGGTGGTGTGATGCCCCTTGCGCTTGGCGCCGCCACTCACCGCGCCGCCATTGGCATATCGCTGACTGGAGCGATCGGCGCGGCTCCTGGCTTTGGCGCCTTCGATGGTGAAGCCGACGTCCCTGCCGGCGTTCTTCTTCGGCAGCGACTTCTTCTTATACATGTTGGAAGCGCCGTGCGGCTTACCGGCGCTCACACCGAGGCGGCGCAGGCGCGCCTTGAGCGATCGCTTCGCTTCACCGACCATCGGATGGGCCATGTTCGCCTCCTTTTCCCGTTTCAGAGTATACGATTCCCTGACGGTTGCGGTAGCGGCCACATCTGTCCGAGATACTGACCTACTGGGGCACTTTCGGGATGGATCATACCCGTCTGGGCGAGCTTCATGCGCTCTGTTGCGTCTTTCATCGCCTGGACACGTTCGGCCGAGGCGCGTTGCTCGCGGCTGTCCTGCAGTTCCATGCTTTGCGCCAGCAGCTTCATGCGCTCGCTCAGAGCCTGCAGGTTGGCCTTCATCTGCGCTTCTTGGGTTTTCTGCGCCAATTCCTGGACCTTGCCCTGCATATCGCTCAGGGCCTTGGCCTGCATCGCCTGCGCCTTCGGATCTTGCGGTTGCTGGTTCGGATCTGGCGGCGGAGCGAAGAGTTCCTCGATATCGCCCATCCCCACCATCGTGGCAATTCTCCGCACGACCGCGTGAAGATCCCACATCTGCGGGTTCATCTGCACCAGCTGCACCAGGGCGACGGCTTTCATCACCCTTATCGTATGGGAGGGAGTATTTGGATCTGCGCGCGGGCTGAGCGTACAACGCAACAGCGCGCGTAGAATGTCTTCGGCCTCCCAGCGCGCCGCGGGCGTATCCGGCGCGGCGCAGAGCAGCGCCTGCGGATGCTCGACGAACAGATCGCGTAAGAGCGCGAACTCCTCGGCCTGGGCGATGTGCATGCCCTTGTGCACGGAGTCGAGCACCTTCACGGCTTGGTCGAGCATGGCCAGCGTAGTGCCGACAGGAACATCCTGCCGGCCCTCGCCGACCATCAATTCGGGTGTGCCGCCAACCCTTCTCGCTTCTTCCTCGATGTGCTGGGTGACCTGCACCAGCCCTGCCGTGACGTCCTTGTACGGCATCGGCATGATATGCTGGCCGATCGGCTGGCCGCCGGTATTGACCCTGGCTCCTGCGCCAAGGCCAATGCGGAACGTCATCGTATCCTGACGCCCCACTGTCTCAGAATAGAGAAACCCCGGCCAAGACGAGAAACCGGCGCTGTCCAGGGCAAGTCGCCACGCCGTGGTAACGGCGGCGGTGGCGTTTCCCATGATTTGGAGGAGTCCGATGCCGTAAAACCCTAGCCCGTCGATGAACGGATATTTAACAATCGGCATCCTCTTGAGGTAGCGATCATCGTCTTCGTTCCAGTTGCGGCGAACTTCGAGGATGGTTTGCGAGTCCTTATCGATGCTGACACGATAAGGGAGAGGAAGGCCGGTGATTTTCCCGTCTTCGATGTGCTGGAAGCCGGCGATATCCAGTTCGCAGTAGCATTCGTAGACGCTGTGCTTGTAATCCTGCTGCCGCAGCGACCAGGCGGAGAGGCCAGCGACGTCGTGTTCGGCTTGATCGACGGCATCGCTTTCCGGTGGCGAGGGCGCCTGCAGATCGACGTCGAGATAGTTTCCCGCCAGCTGCATCCTTCGCATCACGCTTTGTCGCATCATGATACGGTGCGTGACGCGGCCGCATTCGTGCAGCGAGACTTCGTTATCGCTGACGATGATATCGCTGGCGTCGACGCAGCGCGACACCGGACGGCGGCGGATGGGATCGAAGTAGACTTTCTTGAAGCCGGAGCCGCCGAACCCCTGCATGAAGAACATTCGGTTGCTGTCGGGGTAATACTCCTTGTCGACGACGGTCAGGTAACGGTTGAAGAGCGTTTCCAGGTCCTCGGCCAGGATGTCGTCGTCGGCGCTGGTTTGCTCTCTTGGTTGTTTGGTTTGCTGCTCCAGGAAGGCTCTTCGTGGAGTTTTGATAGTGCTGGAGTTGGCCATCTTGACCGGGCCGCCGGCGGGGAGGAGTTCGCCCCTGGCGTTGGCCTGGAAGCGCATGACGGCATCCAGCAGGATGGGGGTGCGGATGGTGCTTTGCCCTTCGACCGCGGTATCGGCTTCGACGGTAGGCGCTCTCGGATTTTCGATTTTCAAGGCAAGATGTTTGATGCCGGCGGCGCGACGATCGAGCCAATCGCGGCGCGTCTCGATATCGGCGTCGATGCCGTTTAGTAGTTCGTCGCAGATGCGGGCGAGTTCGCGTTCGTCGATGAAGGCGGCGAGGTTGGCGTCGTGCTTTTTCGCGCTTTCGGAGCTTGGTTCCTTGGTTATTTTCTTGCCGTCGAGCCTGATGACCAGGCTGCCGTCGGCGCGCTCGATACCGATGTTCTCGACCGGCTCGTCGGCGTCTTCTTGCAGCACGATAGTGAGCGGAGCGAGATCCTCTCCGGGACGGCTAGTACCGGGAGCGAAGCCGGGGACATCGTCGAGATTGCGGTAATGCTCCGTCGGGGTCACCACCGCATTCACGCCAGGAGGCGGTCGAGAGGCGCCATTGGGTCCATTGGCCATAATCTTCTCATCTATTTTTTATGGCCCAAAGTGCACGGTCACGATGATGTAGCCGGAGGCGCCACCGCCGCCGTTAAAGCCATTGCTGCCGTAGGTGCCGGCGCCGCCGGCAATGCCGACGACCCAGGAATAGCTCGCCGCGGGCGGCATGAAACGCACCACGCCAAAGGCGCCTGCGCCGCCACCGGCCCCCGCCTGCTGGATGACCGCGCCGTTGACGCCGCCGCCAGCGCCGCCAGCGCCATAGACCAGCGCACCGCTGCCATTGTTGCCGTAATTACCGGCTCCGCCCGCGCCGCGCGATGAGGCCGCGCCCATGCCGCCCTTGGCCGCAAGGCCGCTGGCGCCTGCGGGTGCCACGCCGCCGCCATCACCCGGAGCGCCGACATCGGAGTACGTGCAGTTGCTGCAGACCGCGCCCGCGGGTGCGCCGCCGGGGCAGCCACCACCCGCCGTCGCGATGCCGAAGTTGGTTTGACCGCCCGCGCCGCCGTTAGCCGCACCGACCCCGCCGCCCTGGCCGCCGCCGCCGCCGCCCATAATCTCCACATCGAGCCAGGCCGCGCCGTTTGGCGTAACGAACGTGCCGCTGCCCGAGGTGAAGATATAGGTTAGCGGGGGTGGCGTGAAACCGGCGCCGCCGGCGGCAGCGGCAAAGCCGCCTTGATCGGTATATTGCAGGCTATCGCCGGGTGCGAGCGTGCGCTTGGCCAGCTGGGCGACGACGGTGCCGTCGGTGTGCTGCACCGTGATCGTGTTGCTCAACGAGACGTCGCTGTTGCGGATATGAAGCGTCTTGACGTTGCGCTGGACGCCGGTGGCGGGCGCGGCCACGACGGTCGTCGTCGCGGCGCTGGAGATGGCGGTATTGGTGCGGCCGGGAGTGATGGCGCCGGTCGAGGTGTTGGTATCGACCCAGCTGGCATGCACGCTGGTGGCGGCGGCCGAGGTGGTGACGACCTGTAGCGCATCGGTGGTCGAGGTCAGCAGCAGCATGTTTACTGGACCCCAGAGAGCACTGTCATGAAGCCGACTTCATCGATGTACTCCAGCGTGGCCCCGGAGGCGAGCGATATGGTCAGCAATATCACCGCGGTGGTGCCGTCAGTGTGAATCACGTTGATGCTGTTGGCCGAGGCGCCGCGATTGCGCACATGCAGCGTCTTCAGATTGCGCTGCGTTCCCGAGGCGGGCGAAGGGACGACCGTCGTCGTCGTAGCGGTGGTGATGGTAGGCGTGTTGGTACGGCCGGGGCCCACGGCGCCCGCGGCATTGTCCATCCAGCTGGCGTGGACGTCGACGAGACCGGCGCTGCCGGTAACGACATTGACCACGTCGGTAGTGGAGGCAAGAATCAGCATGGCGGCAGGATAGCCGCTCAAGCGAATGCTGGGTAGAGCGGGCGGGCCGAGGGTTTGTACTTATCGTCGTCGATATGGTCGAGTTCGTCCTCGTCCGGCAGCGTGGCCAGGCCCAAGGCACGTAGATGTGCGAGCGCCTGTGAGGTAGCGTCGGCGAGGTCGTCGTGCGCGCCCTTGGGGATTTCGGCGCATTCGGTGATCACCTTGTCGGCCCAATCCTTGAACAGATAATCTCCGCTCACCCCAGAGGCTTCCGCCGGGGCGTAAATGAGCCCGCACTCGAAGAGGTTCTGCTGCGCGTACATCCTGGCGACCTTGTCGCCTTCCGGGGAAATCAGCTGCACGCCGAAATCCGCCCGGTCCTGGGTTTTGGGGTTGTGGCTCATTTTATCCGAAATAATCCTGCCTCTTCGCCTAAGCTCTTGCGCCACCGGGTAGCCCGAGGCTTTGTCCTCGATCAGCACCCTATCCACTTTGAACTTCTTACATGTCTCCTCCACTTTACGCAGAAGCTCATAGAGTTCGAGCCGTTCCGTCCACGCCCACATCAGCATCAATCTGCGGTTTTGCCAGATGTCCCTACACACCCCGAGTACCACGCAAGCAGAAGGGTCGTTTTGCTTCTTTTCGGTTTGGGCGGTGTCCAAACTCAAGACGGTGTAGGACATGACCGGGAATTTGGGCCAGGGGACGCCGAACTTGCCGCATTCCTCTGCCGTGTAAGGTCGCCAGTGCTCTCTTTTTATGATGCCCCCGCCGCGCGGTGCGGGGCGTTGCTGGTATTGGCCGGCGTAGGCCCAGGAGCCTTTTTCCCGTTCGATGTTGGCGACGGCCTCCGGGGAGAACCTTTCCGGCCACGCGAGGTCGCCGTCTTCGGTTCGGGGATCTTCCCAGCCGAGCGGGTTGTAGGGTTCCCGGCCGGGCTCGAACTCCATAGGCACCATGAGGTGGCAGTACGGCCAGCCCTGTTCGAGGATGAAGCCTGATATGTCACTTTGATGTACTCGCTGCATGATGATGACGATGGCACTATCGTCCAGGTTATTGAGGCGGTCGGTGATAGTCTCACGAAACCATCGTACTGTGTCAGTTCGCACGACATCGCTTTCAGATTTGTGTACGTCGTGAGGATCGTCGATAACCACTCGGTCGCCGCGTTCGCCGGTGCCGATGCCTTTGACCGACGACGCGAATTTCGAGCCGGTCTTGCTGTTGGTGATTTTGATCTCGCCTTCTTTTTCCAAATTGAAGACATCACCCCATAGTTCCTTGTACTTGTCGTGCATGACGAGCTTGCGGAATTTGGTGTTGTCACGTTCGGTCAAGCCCGAGGAGTAGGAGAACGAGACGTATCTGAGATGTGGCATCGCCATCGGTCCCCACTCCCAAGCCGGCCAGAAGACGTTGACCATCAATGACTTCATGCTGCCGGGGGGGACGTTGATCAAAAGCCGGGTAATTTTGCCGAAGGTAATTCCTTCCAGGTGTTCGGCGATGGCGTCGAGCAGCCAGCCTTCCACGAGCTTGGTTTCTGGTTCTAGGATATTCCAAAAGTACCTCACGAAAGCGACCAGGCCGCCGGGGCGGGCTTGCAGTTTGCGTTCCTTGCGGATGCGTTGTTCGGATTCGAGCGCGGCGAGCGCGACCGCGAATTGCGGATCGAGCTTGGACTTAGCCTTTTTTGTTTTTCCTGCCGTCACGGCGTTTTTTGCCTTTGCCGGCGTTGAGCACGCCGAGCAGCTGCATCCTGATCCAGGCGCTTACTGACAGACCCACGGTCTCGGCGCAATGGATGATTTGCGCATGTTCGCCGGGGTTGACGCGCAGCATGATGCCGACGGTACGGTTGTCGCGGTGAATCATCTTGCCATCCTATGACGAACCGTTTACAAATGCAATATGCCCAATCATCATCACGACGAGCTTGCGGCGCTACGCAACGCCGATCATCGCCGCGAGATCGAGGCATTGCGCGAGGACACGGCGCGCGTCCTCTATGCGCTCGATTGCGCGCTACAGCTGGTAGAGTGCCTGATCGCATTCACGCCCGAGGGCGTGGTGCTGCCCGAGGGCGTCGCCACCTGCAAATATCGTCTCGACGAGGCGATGAAGAAGCTAGGCAGAAAGTGATAGGGGAAAGTGATATGGTAGCGAGCACGGCGTTGCGGCTCTTGGAAGAGAACCGCCAGCTGGAACACGGGATTGAGCAGCTGCGGGAACTGAAAAACGCCCTGCTGGAGGTGCGCGATCGCCTGTATGAAGAAAACATGCTGTTGAGGGGCGAGAACGAGTGGCTGCGGTCGGTGCTGAAGTTCTACGCCGACTTTGAAGGCAGTAAAATATTTTGGGACCAAGGCGCCGTGGCGCGCCAAGCGCTCATTGGGGAAGCTAAAAGGAAAACTAAAGATGACGCGGCTTGAACGCGCCTGGAGACACTACAAGGC